ATGGGTACACAATGCTCGTGGCTGACTACGACCAGATCGAGTTGAGAGTCATGGCTATGTTTAGCCAGGATGAAAGGCTTTTGCACATCTTTAAACATAACGAGGACATTCACGCTGCAACTGCTGCTGCTGTATTTAAAAAGCCTTTGGAAGAAGTGACATCAGAAGAACGTCAGATTGGTAAGGGTGTTAACTTTCTCACTGCGTACGGTGGTGGTCATAAAAAACTTGCAGTACAGACTGGTATTGAGGAAGAGCATGCCATGTCAATTCTTGATAACTACTATAAGAGTTTCTCTGGTCTAACTAGATGGAAACAGATTGCAATTACTAAAGCAGTAAAAATTGGGTATGTGTCAACGATTAGTGGTCGGAGAAGAAGACTTCCAGAACTTTTGTCCAAAGATTCTTTTACTCAATCACGAGCACAGCGCCAAGCCATCAACGCTATTATTCAAGGAAGTGCCGCAGACATCTGTAAGCAGGCTATGATTGACGTATCAAACGCTTTCATGGGTACTCAGGCGAAGATGCTTGTACAAATTCATGACGAACTTGTAGCGGTTGCCCCAGAAGAAGACGAAAACTCTGCAATGTCTACGTTAGTTTCTGCTATGGGTCACGACAGGAGTATTATGGGGGTGACACTTAAAGTGTCCTGTCATGCAGCAACGAACTGGTCGGAGGCAAAAGGCAAATGAATAACATTACGGAGAAAAGAAACTTCTGTCTTATGCTTTCATTACCTTCAGGTCAAGGGTTTGCCCAGAAGTTAGGTCTTACACCACCTTCTAAAGATGTTCAAGAATTAGAACAGATTCAAATAGATTCACAGTGGGATTTGCTACATGAATTTGGTGTTTTTGATGAGATTTCTGAGTCAGTTGAGTGGTTTACAGAGATATTATCTACTAATATGGATGGAGAAGAGATGCCACCAATGGCTGCTATTGAAGGATCTAAAGCAGTGTTGGTTTCTTTTGGGATGGCATTGATTCAAAAGTTATTAGAAAACGAAATGATTGTAATAATCTCTCCGTTAGACTAAGGAAACAATAATGAGCAGTTGGTGGGATAGAAAATTAAACAACGCACCCCAAGAGGAGCGTAGGTCACTTCCTACAGAGCGTGTAGTTTTGCCTGCACTACAACAGCAAGCACAAGAACGTGTTATGCAATCACCATTGCAACACCAAACACACGTGTCTCAACAGGTTGATCCTAATGGACAAACTGATATGGGTACAGCAATTAGATCATGGCGTGGTGGTGAAGCACATCGTGTAGATGGTAATCAATCTTGTCCACGATGTGGGAGTAACAACGTATTTAGTAGATCAAATGCATCAGCAGGTGGAAAAGTTCCTGCCCCAAGATGCTTTGAATGTGGGTGGAATTCCCTGTATGATCAAGGTGAACAAGCCAACTGGGTATAGGAGAATAAGTGGAAAACAATTGGGACAGTTTGTCTTCAATCATTAATTCGGTTAACAAGCAATACGGTGCAGGAACAATTGTTAAGGGTAGTGAGACCCGTGGCAAATTAGATCGAATCTCTACTGGCATATTGTCGTACGACCTCATGCTTGGTGGTGGTTGGCCTGTAAACCAGTGGAGTGAAATCATTGGTGAAGAATCATCTGGTAAGACTGCACTTGCATTTAAGACCATTGCAACTAACCAAGCATTGAACCCAGACTTTATTTGTTTGTGGGTTGCTGCTGAAGAGTTTGTTCCTGAGTATGCAGAGTCAATTGGTGTTGATCTTGAGCGATTGTGGATTGTTGAAACCAACATTATGGAGCATGCTTACAACCTTGTAATTAATGTTATGTCTAACCGTGCTGCTGACATGATCGTTATTGACTCCCTACCTGCGCTTGTTCCTGGTGATGAATCTGAAAAGACAATGGAAGAGTTCACCGTGGGTCTTGGTGCTCGTCTTACGTCTAAGTTCTTTCGTAAGTCTTCAGAGGCTCAAAAGCGTTCGCTTATTACAGAAGAACGTGTTTGTACTGGTTTGATGATTAACCAATGGAGACAAAAGATTGGTGTGATGTGGGGTGACCCACGCACAACCCCAGGTGGATTGGCAAAGAACTTTGCTTACTTCTGCCGTGTTGAGGTAAAGCGTGATGAGTGGTTGAAAGACAAAGACGAAGTAGTTGGGCAAACTATCAAGGCCAGAACACTTAAGAACAAGACTTACCGCCCTAATCAAAGCGCTGTTATTGATTTCTATTTTGCCCAAACACAAGGGTTTGAAAAAGGTGACTACGACACGCTTAAAGACATGATAAACATCGGTATTGCTATTGATGTTATTACCCGTGCTGGTGCTTATTATTCATTTGGTGAGGGTCGTTGGCAGGGTAAGGACAAAATGCTTGATGCATTTCGTGAAGACCTTGACATGCAAAAAGTTCTAATTGCCAAAGTTGAAGCACATTACGGTGTGGCACGGTGAAGGTTATAGGAAAAGATCCAGCCGATGACAGAAGAAACATTAACAAAGCGTCTGTTAAACAAGAAAAGCGAACCGCTAATTCGTATAAGGGATCTCGTAATGCTCGCTCTGGTGCTGGTTGGCTTCGCAAAAATGATGTTCGTGCGGAAAACTTCCTCATCGAAAACAAACTCACAACAGGATTAACTCAGATAACTATCAAGGCTCTTGACCTTGTTGAGTTGCGTGAACGTGCAATTATTGAAGAAAGAGTTCCTATATTGCAGTTTGATATTGGTGGTAGACGATATGTTGTTATACCAGAAGACGATTTCTTGGAGATGATTGATGAGTGAGATGCATGATTACAAGAAGTTGTTGACTATGAATGGTCGTGTGCTTCCAACTGTGGCAATGCAGATCCTAAAAGATCGTAATGTTCGTGAAGAAACTAGAGATACAGACCACCTTCACCCTAGTGATTTGGCAAAGAGAGATTGGTGTCCACGGTCTAATTGGTACACCATTAAGAAACACCCTAAAGACCCAGACAACTTTTCATTTCAACGTTTGAATGTGTTTGCTGAAGGTCATTACATCCACGCTAAATGGCAAGACTGGCTAAACAATGCTGGAGTTCTTGAAGGTTTGTGGCAGTGCAAGAATGATATTTGTAATCATAAATGGGAAGCAGTAAGCCCAGAGAAATGCCCATCGTGTGGAACTCCTAAACCTATTTACCGTGAAGTTCCTATTAGTAATGAGGAATATCACATCCTGGGTCATGCTGACGGTATTGTTAATGATAAGCAAGGTCGAACGTTAATCGAGATTAAGTCTGTTGGTCTTGGGTCAGTTCGTTTTGAAGCCCCAGATCTGTATTACGCATATCAAAAAGGTGAAATAACTCTTGATGGTTTGTGGAAAAAGATTAGACAACCATTCTCAAGCCACATTAGGCAGGGTTTGTTGTATATGTATTGCACTGGTATTCACCAGATGACTTTTTTGTATGAGTGGAAACCTACTCAAGAGGTTAAAGAGTTTGTAGTTGGATTTACGCCAGAATTAGTGCAACCAATGCTTGACAACTGCAAGAGACTTATGTCAGCATTGAATGGAGACATTCCACCAATGCGACCGATGTGGGCAGAAGAACCTACATGCAACGGCTGCAAATATTGTCCTTATAAAAACACATGTTGGAGATTAGACGATGAATCCAGAGATGGAACTGTTCAAACAAAACTTCCCGTTACCAGAAAAACCAAAAGGACTACTACCTGAACTTCCCCGTAACATCGGAGACATTGGCGACTCCGATTTAATGGAGTTGTATACCGACTTTATGGCTTGGTTAGTATACGCCAAGGCTCAATTAGTTCAGGCTGAGATTTCAGAAGAACGTGAACGAAACATTCTTGAGTACCTACAGTCCAGTGTCTTGATTGAGCAGTGGGGTGATAAGGCTAAAGGTGACCTTGTTACCGTGGCAAAGGCCAAGCGAGATGTTGATTTAAGGATTCAAGACCAGATTGAAATACACACACAAAAACGTGCTTACCGTAAATTGGTAGACACTGTGTTTGATCGTTGCGAGCGTGGTGCTCAGGTAGTTTCTCGTGAACTGTCACGCCGCATTGGTATGTCAGGTAAGGAACTTCGCCAACACCGATTTATGCCATAAATAAGTTTGTACCCACACACAAAATTTTGGAGATAGACCCAGATGGGAAATAAGCACAAAGCAAAAGGGACATCGTTTGAGACCCTTATTGTCAACTATCTTAAAGAGCAAGATTTCTGTAATGCTCGCCGTACAGCCCTCGCTGGGGAGAAC